GTTGTCACTTAAGCGTATGGTCAACCTGACAACCCGGTGTCCTCAACGGGGGAAGGAATAACCCCGCCATACTTACCGCCGCGCCATTTCGCGGGTTGCCACAACCGGAAGCGCACGGTCGACGAAAATTTAACGACAGGCTATCTATGAACCAGCTACCTCGCCGTGCGCTTTCGCGTTATGGTCTGACTTTTCAGGGAAATATCCTTTCAGTAAACTGTCAGTGCCGGATGCTCACCCGTGTCCGGCGCACGCACTCCACCTCACCCGTGGAGAACTCCTTAATTACTAACCTTAGCTTTGTTGATTAGCTACTAACGCGGGTATGTAATCATTCTGGCAATGCTTAATGCCGCTGCTTTTTCCAGATTGGTGATATCCTGCTCCAGAGCGGACAGATTTTCAGCCTGCTTAGCCCTGGCTTCATTGGCCCATTTCAGATCCTGCGCTGCATTAATTTTCTGGTGCATCCACTCATAAAGTTCATCATCGGTATAGTCTGGCGCGATGATGACGGGTTCTCGTTTCTGCATGTCGGCTCCTTGTGGTTAGCGTTGCCTGCTTTTAACCACGTCAGGCGAGGTGGTATCCTCTGAGGGGTCTGTTACTCGAGAGGAAATTGGTTATGAATACAATCAAGTTTTCTTGCCCAGAATGTGGTGGCGAAGTCTTTGACACATCCTTTAAGCCGCAGGGCTCTGACAGTTTCGCGGGAGCCATCTGCAAAAATTGTGGTCACCTTGTAACTGAAGATGAGTCCTCGCAGTTCGATGACGAAATCGTTGACAATATCTTCGGTGCACTCACCAGAGACTTTCTGAAGTAAAGGCGCATACCGCTTAGTTACCGCTCTGATAACTCTTACCTGTCCTGCAATGGCGCTGATGTCAATATAAAGCGCCATTGCTGCTTCTTTGCCGATCCCGGGATGCCTTCCATTCTGATGTTTGACTTCGCCCACTGAGAAACCCTCTGTTTCCCCTTAACGCCGGGGTAGCGGAACAAAAACCTGCTGCATAGTTATTAAAGTTGAACCCTGCCGTCATGTTCATACGCCTCGGGCTGGCTACTTAACCCCTGACCACTGCCGGGTAACTCGAAGTATTTCCCTGCGTTCTGTGGGGCGGGGTGGGTTGGTATTTTTGGTTTAATGAATATTAAACTTAAGTCAAGTAAAAACTAAACCGCGGAACATAACAAACACAACGCTTTTGATAAAGTCGTTGCGGTTGTTATGTTTCTATTGGTAGTGAAAGTTAGGGAAACTGGCGTCTTGCGTGGATCACGTTTACTACTTCAACGCTTGATGTTGTTACGCGGTATAGAATTATATAGTTAGGGTGGGCTACAATCTCACGCAAGCCAGGTACTCTGTCGCTTGGTGGGTATAAATACGGATGTTCGGATAACGGCAGCACACAACCCCTTAATCGCTGCCATAAGCGTTCAGCCGCATCTATGTCGAAACGAGCAATATAACTAGTTATATCATCTAGGTCGGTATCTGCGCTTTCAAGCCATAACACGGGTAACATTTTACTGCTTGCTCCGTTCCTTGCGCATCTTAGCAAAGCGTTCTGCCATTCTGCGCTCAACTTCGTCATGGGGAATTGCTGGGCGCGGATCTGCAAGGCTCGTTGCTACTTTCGCACGCAGCCATTCGTTGTAACTGTTTTCTTGTTCAATGGTTTCAAATTCAGAAACCATTGGTGAAAGGGCTCTATTCATGTTTCCTCCGGTTTTATAACTCAGGCGCGGCGGCATTTTTGCGCCGCAATCCATCTCGCTATGAGATCTTCCATTGATTCTTTTTTCTGCTTTAACTCGCTGATTATCTGGCGTTGCTCATCCTCAGGGAAGGCTGAAAAAATCTGCAATAATTCCAGTTGATTAGACGTTAACCCTGCATGTGGTGGAGAAACCCCCGGTTGTTCTGCGTATTCCGCATCCAGATACCCTTCCGGCATCCCGTATGTTTGCTCTATTCTTCTGGCAGCCTTTTCTCCAAACGAGGCTCTCCCACTCATTAGTTGAGATAGGTAGCTCTTCTCTTTGGGTGGCAGAGTTTTATCTTTAAACCACTCCTTGAGACGTAAACGGCGAATTTCTTTTTTTTGCATGTGGTAATTATCTTTAGTAATCACTAAACAAGCAAATACTTGACTTAATGGTTTATTAAACACTAAACTCGCAAAAAAACACTAAACCGAGGAAGGTATGACATTAAAAGAGTTTATTAAATCATTAAGGGTTGGTGATGCTAAGAAATTCGCGGCCAGACTTGGTGTATCGCCATCTTACTTATCGCAAATGGCGTCTGGACGAACAGCTATATCTCCAACCCGCGCCCTTATGATCGAATCTGCGACGGAAGGCCAAGTAAGTAGGGCGGAGCTACGACCCCATGATTGGGAGCTTATTTGGCCTGAGTATGCGAGCGGCATTCGTTTGGGGCAAACACATGTAGTTCATGCTGAAGGTGATTGTAGTGCATGCTTATCTGATGGAGTTGATTCATGAAAATCAAGCATGAACACATCCGCATGGCGATGAATGTCTGGGCGCATCCGGACGGCGAAAAAGTACCGGCTGCGAAAATTACCAAAGCGTATTTCGAGCTGGGAATGACGTTCCCGGAACTGTATGACGACAGCCATCCGGAAGCCCTGGCTCGCAATACCCAGAAAATTTTCCGCTGGGTAGAGAAAGACACCCCTGATGCTGTTGAAAAAATGCAGGCTCTGTTACCGGCGATCGAAAAGGCGATGCCGCCTTTGCTGGTGGCCCGTATGCGCAGCCACAGTTCTGAATATTACCGTGAGATCGTCGAACGGAGGGATCGGCTGGTGAAGGATGTCGATGATTTTGTTGCGTCAGCGGTTGTTTTGTATGACCAGATGAATCGCGGCGGCCCGGCAGGGAATGCTGTGGTGATGCACTAAAAGCACGGTGTTCGGGGGTTTTATGAGCAGCAAGCTTCATGGTCTTGTCTGGGAAGGGTGCGCCTTCACCGGCATGATCTTATCCAGGGTGGCGGTTATGGCCCGTCTTGCAGACTACAGCAATGACGAGGGCGTGTCATGGCCTGCCATTGAAACTATCCGGCGTCAGATCGGTGCAAGAAGTGAATCCACAGTGAAATCGGCTATTGCAGAACTGGCGAAAGAGGGCTGGCTGACGAAGGAAGAGCGTAAGGTCGGTGGGCGTAATGTAAGCAATATCTATCGGCTTAATGTGGAAAAACTCGAAGCAGCTGCTGCGGCGGCGCGTGAGTCATATAAACCGAAAAGAAAAATTAGCCCGGCAAAAAATGACCCGTTAACAGTTGACCCGTCAAATATTGCCCCCTCAACGGTTGACCCGTCAAATTTTGATGGATCAACTGTTGATAACAAACTGCCGATTAGGGGGGCGATGATTGACCCCGATCCGTCAGATAAAAGATCTTCTTGTCCGGACGCTTCGCAACCGGACCCGCAGACGGCTGAACAGAATTTTTTAACCCGACACCCTGACGCGGTTGTGTTCAGTGCAAAAAAACGCCAGTGGGGAAGTCAGGAAGATTTGGTGTGCGCACAGTGGGTCTGGGGACGAATCGTGAGTCTTTACGAGCAGGCGGCCAGCGATGATGGCGAGATCACGAGACCGAAAGAACCCAACTGGACTGCATGGGCCAATGACGTGCGGACAATGCGGATGCTGGATGGCAGAACTCACAGACAAATTTGTGAAATGTTTGGGCGTCTCCAGCGGGATTCGTTCTGGGTAAAAAACATCATGAGTCCGGCAAAACTCCGGGAAAAATGGGATGAACTGGTTATCCGCCTGGGGCGTTCGCCCGCGCAGCGTTGCGTGAATCACATTTCTGAACCGGACACTGAAATACCGCCGGGATTCAGGGGGTGACGTGTCATGAAAAACATTGCGGCAGTTGGGGTTCTTGAACGTATTCGCAGACTTGCACCACAGGGGTCGGTTCCACCGTACCGGACGGTGGAGGAGTGGCGGGAATGGCAACTTGCTGAAGGACGAAAACGCAGCGAGGAGATTAACCGCCAGAATCGCCAGTTGCGGGTGGAAAAAATCCTGAATCGTTCGGGCATCCAGCCTCTGCACAGCAAATGCTCGTTTGCAAATTATCAGGTGCAGAACGACGGGCAAAAATACGCGCTGAGCCAGGCCAAATCCATAGCTGACGAACTGATGACCGGGTGCACGAATTTTGTGTTCAGCGGTAAAACCGGCACCGGGAAAAATCACCTTGCAGCGGCGATGGGCAACCGGCTGATGGTGAAGGGGCGCAGCGTGATTATCGTCACCGTGTCTGACGTCATGAGCGTGTTGCATGACAGCTACGACAACGGCAAATCCGGGGAAAAATTTTTACAGGAGCTTTGCGGGGTTGATTTGCTGGTCCTGGATGAAATAGGCGTTCAGCGGGAGACGAAAAACGAGCAGGTGGTATTGCACCAGATAATTGATCGCCGGACAGCATCACTGTGCAGTGTCGGGATGTTAACAAACCTGAATCATGCCGCAATGAGTACGCTTCTTGGTGAGAGGATTATGGACCGCATGACCATGAACGGTGGTCGATGGGTGACGTTTAACTGGGATAGCTGGCGTCCAAATGTCAGCAATATGAGGGTTGTGAAGTAATTTTGTCCGGAGGAAATTTTAATGGAAACCGTATCTGACGCACTGAAAGCACTGAAAAAAGCCTCTTCACATGTGGTGGCAGCTCGCCTTGGAATCAGTCGTGAAGAGGCTGTCAACGAGCTGTGGGAACTCAAAAGAAAAGGCGTCGTTGATAAAACTGGTCACACCTGGTTTCTGGCTGGCGAAGGTGAATCCCGGGTAACCGAAGAGCGGCCAGTAAAATCTGAAGCACAGGATATGCTGACCGGGGAGGTCGAACAAAAAGTTACCGCAGACATGATGATTGAGTTTATCGGTCAGGATGGGGCTAAAACGTGTGAGGAACTGGCGGGTAAGTTCGGTGTCAGTACTCGCAAGGTTGCTTCCACGCTGGCGGTGGTAACCGCAACGGGGCGGCTGGCACGCGTTAATCAGAACGGTAAATTTCGTTACTGCATGCCGGGCGATAATTTACCAGCAGAGCCGAAAGCCGCGCTGGTAACGGAAAGTGATGGTAAGGCCTTTCCTCAGCCAGCAGGTGCTGCGTTACCAGTCCGGGAAGCCGCAACACAGGAAGAAATTAAAACAGAAACTGTGGCGGACATTGTGCAGCCGTTGCCATCGTTTACCGAAACGCAAGCAGATGAGCTGATTTTTCCGTCCCTTCGCAGGGCAAACCTGGCGCTGCGCAGGGCGAAAAGTGATGTTCAGAAGTGGGAGCGAGTCTGCGCCGCGCTGCGGGAGCTGAACAAGCACCGGGATATTGTTCGACAGATTACTGATTCTTCCCGCCGTGTTGTATCGGAAAAGTGATTGCCGGAGGCGCTTATGGCAAAAGTATTTACACAAGAAGAGCGGGAAAAAATTAAAGGGCAGGTTGTTGAACTTGTACGTCTGAGCGGTCGCGAGACGTTGCGGCAACTGGAAGCCAAGACAGGTGCGACAAGATATCTGATGAGTGTTCTCACCAGAGAGCTGGTTGCCAGTGGCGATGTATACAACTCTGGTTACGGGTTATTCCCGTCTGAACAGGCGCGTAAGGACTGGCAAAACGCCCGCAAAAAACTCTCAAGGGCAAATCTGAAGAAACCATCTGTGGTTGATCCTGACCTTATCTGGCCATTACCAGACGGAGAAATACGCCGCTACGACAGGCGTCAAAACATAATCTGTAGCGAGTGCCGGAAGAGCGAAGCTATGCAGCGTGTACTGGCTTTCTATCAGGGTAATTTTCAGAAGGTGCTGTTGTGAGCCAAATTAACAATCGGAACTTCGTGAAGAGAAAGCATAATCCAAATCTGAATAATTAAGTTCAGCACTGTAAATAAAATTTAATCCTTAACTGGAGGTATATCTATGTCAAATACACAGAAAATTATTAACACTGAAAAATATAACGAGTGGGTGAAAAAATTCTCTGAGCAGATTTTTAAAATTACTGGCGACGAGAATGTGGCAAAAAATGAATTAGAACCGTGGACACCTGAAGGAAACGCACCAAATTATTGCTGGTGGGAGGTTGATCCGGTTGATGCTGCAAATGAAGCCATGAGTTACCACAACGATTAATGTCGGGAGGCCGCCCGAAAGGGCGGTAAGAAATGACTACATTATTCAGAAAAGAATATCCGCAAAAAAGTAGGGCGACAGAATTTTTGTTTCTCATTCTGTTTATCGTATTGATGATACCGATATCCCCTCTAATTTTTGTCTGGGCAATCGGGAAAATAATTGAGCCAGTTACTGAATTGTATAACGACGTGGTATGGGCGTCATTCAACACACTGCACAATAAAATTAATCCGTATAAGGAAAACTGATATGGCAACTTTGACAAAAAAAGAACGGGCATGGTTGAACGAATTACAGGAAGTTCTTGATCGCTGTCCATCACCGAAAAAATTGGCTTTTACACCATTGGCGATAAAAGCATTTACCTGTATGACCTACGCCGCATGGATGAAATCATGGAGGCTCTTGATAATCGTTCGTCGATGGATTGGTGTGTTGCTGTTCATGATATGAATGCAGGGTTTGATGAAAAGATTTTGTTCCCCTCATCAGTTGAAAGCACTGCGGGTTAAGGAGTAACACATGACCACTATTACCAAAGAACGTATTGAATTGTTCATTAAAAATCCGCTTGAAAACGGGCTTACCCGTGGTGAACAAATGGAACTGGCACGGATTGCGCTGGCATCGCTGGAAGCAGAGCCGGTGGCAAAGATTATAGCTCATTACCCATTAGGGGTTGACGTAGGCGGTAATGCTGCCAACTTACTGATTTAGTGTATGATGGTGATTTTAAGGTGCTTGCGTGGCTTCCATTTCCATCAGATGTCCTTCCTGCTCCGCTAC